TTGATCAACAGCAAAAGTTGATGATGGAGTTTTTTGAAAAACGAATTAATTCATTAGAAGAACAAATTGAAAAAATTAAAGACACTCAATTAGAAATTAAACAACAGAACGGACACTAAGATGGCAGTGGAAATGGTTTGTATCACACTATTATTGTATGTCAATGGCGTAGTAGAATCACACGTTGGACATCATAAAATGGTAGATTGCCTGAAGGCAAAAAAAGTTAGCGAGAGAACTTATGATGGCGGCAAACCATTCAGGTTTACTTGCCAAAAAAGACTTGTAGAAGTCGGTAAAGATGATAAAGGCAACAACTATATCATTCGTTTGCTAGACACAGAAGAAAACCCACGCATCAAAGCAAAGAGTGTGACCGAGAAATTAGGAGGATAAAATGGTCAAAGAAGCAATTGTATTATTGATGTTCTTTGGCAGTCCTCTGCAAATACAAGAATTCACTGTTCGTGATGGATTAAGTGAATGTTTGAAAGCAAAGCGTACAATTACACGCAATGTTAAATCACCAGAATCGAGGGAATATAAAGGTTCCATGAGATTAGCATGTAAAAAATTAACAGTTGAAGTTGATGATTCGAATAGAATCGTAAACTTCGTTGATATAAAAAAGAGTGATCTTAAACCATTTTAGGGATAAACACAATGCCTCATAACGAAGCACGATTAACAAGAATCGAAGAAAAACTCGATCGTTTAACTGATGCCATGGTATCTATGGCACGAGCAGAAGAGAAGATTAGTGCATTGAATGATGATCACACAAAAATGTATGAGCGTTTAAATCGTTTATCAACAAAACTTGATGATATAGAGAAAAAGGTTGATGACAATTGTAGAACTGTCAACATTATAAATAAAGTTGTATATGCTGCTGTTGTTGCAGCGGTTGGGACGTATGTTGCCCACATGTGGATGTAATAGGAGAAAATAATGTCCAAATATATTGACGCAGTGGGTCAGGCGTATCAAGAGATCCAAGAAAAATTAATGACTAGTGCTGAGCGTGCTAAAGAAATGCAAAAGCAAGCAGATGCTGCAAAGAAAAAAGCAGTAGGTCAAGCAGCAAAAGCAGGTCAAAAGGTTGAAGATAACACCAACGATAAGTCAGACGATGGTGATGGTATGGATAAAGTGCAACCAAAGGCAGTGAAGAAAAAGTTTAAAGATCGTAAAGATAAAGACATCGATAATGATGGTGATGTTGATTCATCCGATAAGTATCTTCACAAACGTCGTAAAGCGATATCTAAGAAATCAAAGGATAAAGAAGGTGATGTTGAAATGAATCCAAAATTAGATAAAGAATCTACACAGAAAGAATCAAGAATTCGTTCTGCGCTAAAAGCAGTCCTTGCAGAGAAAAAGGATGCGCATTATAAAGGTGCTACAAAACCTGAGGAAATGCAAGATAAGTTAAGCGGCAAAGGTGCCAAGGATATGGTTAATCAACCTGTCGAACTCAATGACACTGAAACAAAAGGTCATGATGATGCATCAAAAGCAGGTCGTGTAACTAAACCAGCATCTGCTCGCAATTCCGGTGACGCTGTTCGTTCTGGAGAACAGAAAATTAAAAAGAGTGCTACAAGCGTCGCTGAGGCATATGCTTCAATGTATGAAGATTGGACAGCAGAAGATATCGGTGAAGATGTTGATAAAGCAGTTTCAACTTTACGAAAGAAAACAAGAGATGGTAATTGGGCAAACAAAAATGGAAAAGTTGCTCATTCATATCTCGGACACAAAGAAGTTCGTAAAAAATTAGATAAACATGGTATGAATAACGTGCCGCATCATGTTGCAACAAGTAAAACTGGCGCACCATAAAGAAGGAAAGTATAATGGCGATTAAACCCCCAGCATGGATTAAAAATGGAGTCCCAACTGCTCGCGGTTGGACAGATGGACGCACAGGCGAACTATTGAAGGCGATGAAAATATCTCAAGCAGATATCGATGAGTTCAATGGTGTCGTAGAAGAAATTGCTCCTGTAGCATCTCCAACAATGTTAACCGAAGCACCAACCACAGAAGAAGAGTTTGTCACTGAAGTGATGGAAGATGAAACTGTAGACTTCGATGATATGACAAAACTTGAACTTGAAGCAATCGGTCGCGAACATGGCATAGAATTAGACCGTCGCGAGTCAAAAGCATCATTGGTCGGTAAAGTGAAAGGATTATTTTCTTAATACATAGACATGCTATGATATTAAATGAAAAAAATCTATTGCTGTATGCAGCAAAACATTATTATAATCCTCGGTTCTCAGATATAGATGAGTTTCATGAGGATTTGAAACGATTTAAATATCTCAAGCGGTTGGTGAATCGTTATCTAGATGATAAAGAATTATCTGAAAGATTGATTCTCAACCACTTGATAGTCATATTCAATGTCTTTGGTATAGAACCATCTCTAAAAATCTTAGAGGTAAAGTTGGAAGGCGATCAGTGGAAAGTTGTAAAACCGTTTTTGATATTTTTAAAGTTTATCACCAACGAACAGTACACTGGGATTGATATGGATAAGAGAGTCGTAGAGGCATTGAGGAAAATTTAATGGGATTAGTCAAAAGAGCAGCAGACCTTGCCTATACATTTCGATTCATTCGTATGCTTGTAATGGATTGGAAAGATTGGGACGCATATAAAGAAGGTCTGATAGATGAAAATGGTAAACGAGTTAAAGAAGTCAAGATGGACACTGATGCCAAAAAATCTGCATACACTGCTTTTATTCGCCTCGCTGCTAACACTAAGCGGTTGCTCAGTAAAATCCCTGGAGGAGGATCGAAACTTGGTAGTTTTGCTGCAGGTTTATTTCTGATCAAAGAGAAATATGGACTTGATGATACTAAATTACAAGAAATTTGTGAGAAATGTGATATCAACATATTAGACTTTTTAAACGAGCAAAACCAATGGTTCGTTTTAGAAGATCAACAGTTATCTCCTGGCATTTATAGAATTAAAGAAACAAAAATTGTTAACAGTACATTTGAAGAAATTGTCAGAGCAAAGGATCAAATTCGCGTGAACGATGATGCATTTCCTGTTGGTGATGTTTTCGGAGTCGACATTTATGAAGCGACCCATGTAAGAACAAATCAAAAGTTATATGTCACAATAAGCGAGATTTACAAATGAGCAAACGACCAGGACTTTGGGCAAACATCCGTGCTAAGAAAGCACGTGGAGAACGTATGCGGAAAAAAGGTGAAAAGGGTGCACCCACACCAGCGCAGATGGCATCCGCTAAAGGTGAGTCGACTACAACAGCAGATATTCCAAATCCAGCGCAAACTGCTATGGGTCCAAAGTTGAGTCCTTCACGTGTGCATGATAGGCGAAAGAAAAAGGGCGATCCTCTATTATTGAAAAGGTTTAGGGATTATTATACCGAAAAGGGAATCGGTTGATTTCAAGAAAGGTATGATAAATCATGAGACTATCGACACAAAGAAAAAACAAACAAACGGTAATGGGAACTGTTGGTTTAGACTCTGCTACAGTTTCTGCGATTTTGGCACCCAATACCGTCTCTGCATTCGATACTCTTGATTCTTTACCAATTGCAAACTTAACACTCGGTGATCGTGGATTTGTTGAATCATCAGGAACTGGTGCTAGATTATACATCTCAGATGGTTCAGGTTGGTATAATGCAAGTCTTGTAAATATAAACACGACTGTTGATAGTATAGCAGGATTCTCACTTAAAAATCATTTCAATGTGGGTGAGTCTGCAAATTATACTGTTATTGCAACCGACTCAGATAATTCTATATCTTCATATGGATATCAGTTGTTCCCGACAGGTGCTGCTGACAGTGCTGTAACAATTACACAAGATTCAAGTGAATTTAATATCAAGATTCAAGATTCAGCGACAATAGCAAATTTCAGCATATCATTTACTGCGACCGATGGTGTATCTACTGGAACTCTGACGAAGAATTTCACCATTGATCAGTTTAATCCTATTCAGCGAATGATTACACCATATCACGTCCACGCTGTATATGGTGGAATGGCACAAGCATTACCTGTATTTGAATTTAGAGAAGATGATGATGCGAATTATACTTCAGCAAACATGACTCATCTTGCAGGAAATATAACAACTGCAGTAGAGGGTGCTGGATCACACACTCACACAGCGGCAACTGTTCCGTATGGCACAATGTATATAACTTGTTGGGATAGCAATAGTTGTACTTATGCTGCAGGAATTCGTCGTAACAATGCTTCCCCAGGATTTCCTGCGCAAGCATACCTTTATGATCCCGATTCTCAAGGAGCGTCTGGTGGCGGTATCTGGGGTGGTAGAACAACAAATGTTGCTGCTGGAACTGCGTCAGATCAGTTTCCTTCTGACACACACTATCATAGAAGGGACACTGAAAATTTCACTGACACTTCTTTGGCAACACTAACATTCGGGTTTAGGGAGTATGGGTTGTTTGGAACTTCTACAGTTTTCAACGATGGAAGCGGAAACACAACCTATTACCATAACACTGGTACAGCAGGGGTATCAGGTGGATCTACGACTGGTTCTTGTCAACCATTTCACGAAGTAAGACTTTATGCTGAAACAGCAGACACCACTAATTTGATATGGTCTGCGCCTCTGAAATATTAATTGTTATAAATAGCAATACAGAAGTTTAAGAGGATATGATATGGCGATACCAGCAAGCAGACAAGACCTTATCGACTATGCAAAACGTCGACTTGGGGATCCAGTTTTAGAATTAAATATAGATGAAGACCAGATGGAAGATCGGGTCGATGAAGCATTGCAATATTGGCAGGAATATCATTCTGACGCAATTGTAAGAACTTATCTAAAACACCTCGTCACGGCGACTGATGTGACAAATGAGTATATCCCTATCAGTTCAAATGTGATGTATCTAACAAGATTATTCCCTACATCAAGTGCTGGCAAATCTTCTATAAATTTCTTCGATATTAAGTATCAAATGCATCTAAATGATATCGCTGACATGCATAGCATTGTTGGTGACCTTGCATATTATGAACAAATGCAACAATATTTGTCTTTGCTTGATTCAACTTTAAACGGTGTTCCTCAAACAACATATTCAAGGCATCAGGATAGACTTTATATTCATGGTGAGTTTAAAGATAAAGATATCAAAGCAGGTGATTACATCGTTGCCGAAGCATTCGTAAAGGTTGATGGAACTTCACATACTCAAATTTGGAATGACTTGTGGTTAAAAGAATACACGACTGCATTGTTTAAACAACAGTGGGGTCAAAATTTACTTAAATTTGAAGGAGTGCAACTTCCAGGTGGGGTCACGTTTAACGGTCGTCAGTTGTATGACGACGGCACACAGGAGATTGAAAGACTGAGGGAAAGAATCAGATTAGATCACGAACTTTCACCTGACTTTTTCTTGGGATAAAACATGGCACGCAATCTTTACTTCTCAGAAAAAGTAAGATCAGAAATGGATCTTTACAGTGACCTCGTTATTGAGGCATTAAAGATCTATGGTCAAGATGTATATTACCTTCCGCGAGATCTTGTAAATGAAGATGTTTTGCTAGGAGATGATGTCACTTCACGTTTTCCAACATCACATAAAATTGAGATGTACATCGAAAATGTTGAAGGGTTTGATGGAGAAGGAGATCTCTTTACTCGGTTTGGAGTAGAAATTAGAGATGAGGCAACTTTTGTTGTCGCACGAACTCGTTTCGCAACTCAAGTTCAACGACCAGATAACGATATTCAGACATCACGTCCGACCGAAGGTGATCTCATTTACCTTCCATTAACGAACAAGATGTTTGAGATTAATCATGTTGAGCATGAGCAACCATTTTATCAAATAGAAAATCTTCCAGTTTACAAAATGCGTTGTACTCTGTTTGAATATACTGGAGAAGATTTCGATACTGGCGTCGATGATATTCAAGCAATTGAAAAAGATGGTGCATATCAGTATAAGGTTTGCGTCGCGGCACCGAAGAAAGCAACAGCGTCGTTTGTATACAGACCACCATATATGGATTCTGGATACGCTGTTAATGGTTTAGTTCATCCTGGAGGGGTCGATCAGTTCACTCTTATACAGGGTGGAAATTATTACACAACTGCTCCTACTGTCGTGTTCATTGGTGGAACAACTTCCGACTCTGCTAATGCAATTGCAACGATCAGTGGTGGCGCAGTAACAGGAATCACTCTCACCGATAGTGGTGTTTACACGACTGACTCAGCGATCACAGTTCAATTTATTGGTGGATCAGCAATTGATAGTGGATATTCTGTAGGAGATACTGTAGAACAAACATTATCTGGTGGCGTGAAAATCACTGGTGAGATTCAGAGTATCAGACTAGATTCAGCAGGTGATTCTTCTAGATGTTATTCTCTTGCGCATGTTGGTGCTGATGATGGAAAATATCACACTTTCATCAACGATGTTGCGCTTATAAATAAAACGCAAAACAAGATAACAGGATTGACTGTTAACTCTGTGACAGAAAATAATAAAATATCAGAAACTGAACAAAACGATATATTCAGCGGTCAGTCAGATATCTTCTTAGACTTCACAGAAAACAATCCATTCGGTGATCCGGAGAATCAATAAATGTTTGGTACATATTTTTATCACGAGAAGATTCGTAAATCAGTTTCCCTATTCGGAAGACTGTTTAACAACATCTATGTGATTCGTAAAAATAGTGCTGGTGGTGTATTGAACCAACTGAAGGTTCCTCTGTCTTATGCTCCAAGAAAAAAGTTCTTAGAGCGGATTAGGCAAAACACTGATTTAGATACAGACTCAAAAGTGGCGATCAAATTGCCAAGAATGTCATTTGAAATTACATCGTTTGTATATGATAATACAAGGCAATTGACAAAACTCAGCAATTTTAAAACCTTTGGTTCGACTGTTCAACAAAGACAAAAGTTTTATTCACCTGTTCCATATACTATAAATTTTCAATTGAACATTTATGCTAAAAGTCAGGATGATGCTTTACAAATAGTAGAACAAATTGTACCAACTTTCAATCCGCAATATACATTAACAATTAAACCATTTCCTGTAGACTATCCTGATTTCAAAGAAGATATTCCTATTATCATCCAGTCACTTTCTTTCTCGGATGATTATGAGGGATCTATCGAACAAAGAAGGACTATCGTCTACACACTAGATTTCGAAATGAAAGTCAGTTTCTACGGTGCAATTACAGAGGGGGATATCGTTCGCGAAGTCGTATCCGATGTGTTCTTTATGAATGCAGGTGTTGGAGGCGATTCAGATATCAAAGTAGAAACGATAACAACAACACCAAAACCATTATCCACTATTGGAATGCCTGATAGTGATTTTGGATTTGATAATAATATAGTTCTAACACAAGATAGTGCTACATAGGAGATAAGTAAATGGCAATCACGTTAAGGAACACAAAGGGAAGTGCACTATCTTTTTCAGAACTAGATGGAAACTTCTCAGATTTAGACACTAGGGTCACAAACCTTCCTGATTCTTCACAAGTCTTAGGTTTGATAGATTCCGCATATGTCAGCGCAAGAGTATCTACTACAACGGTGACGTCCCAAATCGATTCGGCATATATACAAGCGAGGCAGATAGATGTTCGTGACTCTGCATTTGTATCAACCGTTATTGATTCGGCATATGTCCAAGCAAGAGAAGCGACACCGACAATCACATTAAATAGATTTGACTATATCGCTGATTCTGGACAAACTGCATTCACAGGTTCTGATGATAACGGTAACACATTATTGTTTGATTCTGGCGTCACGCAAGTTTATTTAAATGGTCTGCTTCTCAACCCAGTCCTCGATTATACTTTGACTGGTAAGAATACTGTGACAACGTCTACAGGTATCGATTCAGATCACCTTATCACAATCACATCATTGTCAATCAGTTAAGGAGTTATAGATGTCAAATTTTAAAGTAAACGGACAAAAAGTTTCTATGGCGTTTTACTTCGCTGATAAGATAGGAAACACTATTGACCTGAACGCATTTAGTGGATCATTCATTGATATCGGTGCGCAAGATGTTCTTCGCCTGATGGATAAAAACTATCCAAACCTGTCACGTCAAATCACGTTTGATCCTGCAGGCAGAACATTGCCTCCTGCATATCAAATTGGTGGACCAGATACGCATGATGTAGATAGTGATGGACAAGTCACTATGCACTTTGATTATGATAGTGATACCTATGCAATGCGTGGACCACTTAATTCGGAAATAGACTATCATATTCAGTCTGCTCCTGTGAAAAAAGGAAAGCATTATTTCGAAATCCATGTGAATAGCATTTCTCAAAGAGGCGGTGCTGTAGGACAAAACCTTACTTTTACTCCAACAAACTGGAATCTATCCTCTGCATTTGAGACTAATATTGGTCGTACAATGTTCTTTGATTTTAATGATCGCGTGGTGTCAGAACTTTTGGGGAACAGTACTTACCAGTGGACATCTGGTAGTGCAGACTCTGATACAAAAGCGAATGACATTATCATGATTGCATATGATAACAATGTAAACGCAACAAATGAAGGTCGCGTGTTTGTCGGTTACAACGGTCAGTGGGGTAATCCGACCGATTCTTCCACAATGGTTGATATGAATCCTGATCATTACACCAACGCAAACCAAACTTCTGGTCGCGGTGGTGTTGGTGCAACAATTTTGACAAAAGGTGCTGCTCTATCAGGAAGCAGAACAGGTGATTTCTGGTCAATTGGATTCGAACCGCAAGGTCTAAATGATAATGCAGGTGATTCAAGTGGATCTATCGATGTCACAATCAAGTGTGGTAATGATACAACTTATGCGCCACCGACAGGATTTAAGAGACACTAAAATGTCAAGCGATGATAATGTAAAAAATGATTATGATTATTCACGAGACACTCTTTACGAATTGATTGAAAAAGGTAAAGATGCATTAGAAAACATGGTAGAGGTTGCTCGCGAAAGTGAGCACCCTCGCGCATATGAAGTTTTATCTGGATTGATTAAAAATGTTTCAGACACAAATGATAAACTCATGGATCTAAATAAGAAACAAAAACAGATGAACGAAACTGAAAAACCAGCGCAAGTCGAAAATCAACAGAATAACTACTATCTTGGTTCTACTGCTGATCTTCAAAAGTTGCTGAGAGAAGATGATGTAATTGAGAATGATCCAGAACGAATCGTATCTAGGGAATCCTAATGTAAAAAGGGACGGTGTTCAACAAGCATGGTCTCCTGAACTTGTACGAGAATATAAAAGATGTATGCAGGATTCTGTATATTTCACAGAAAAATATGTAAAAGTTATTTCACTTGATCGTGGATTAGTTCCCTTTGAATTATATCCATATCAAAAAGAAATGTTTACCCATTTCACGGAGAATCGTTTCAATGTCGTTCTCGCATGTCGTCAATCAGGTAAGTCAATATCTGCCTGCGCATACCTCTTATGGTTCGCGCTCTTCAATCCTGAAAAGACTATTGCCATCTTGGCGAACAAGGGTGCGACTGCTCGGGAGATGCTCTCGCGCATTACGCTCATGCTCGAGAATATTCCGTTCTTTCTTCAACCAGGAAATAAAGCACTTAATAAAGGATCACTTGAATTCAGCAATAATTCGAGGATCATTGCTGCTGCTACTTCTGGTTCTTCTATTCGTGGTATGTCAGTCAATCTTCTATACTTAGACGAGTTTGCTTTCGTAGAACGTGCTGCAGAGTTTTACACTTCTACATATCCCGTTGTATCATCAGGTAAAGACACTAAAGTTATTATCACCTCAACTGCTAATGGTATCGGTAACCAGTTTCATAAAATCTGGGAAGGGTCTGTACAAAATATTAATGAGTTCAAATCGTTTCGCGTTGATTGGCACGATGTTCCTGGACGTGACGATGATTGGAAAGCGCAAACTATATCAAACACCAGTCAGTTACAATTCGATCAAGAATTTGGTAATACATTTTTTGGGACTGGAGATACTCTTATTGCAGCAGACACTTTACTAAGTCTGCGAGCAAAACCGTATAAACAATTGCTTGAGGGTGGTTTATTAAAAATTTATGATGAACCAATAAAAGGTCATGAGTATGTCATGACCGTTGATGTATCAAAGGGAAGAGGACAGGATTACTCTACTTTTACCGTGATCGACATTAGCATTAAACCATTTAGACAGGTCGCTGTATATCGCAATAACACTATCTCACCTATTCTCTTCCCAAACGTTATTTATAAATATGCGAAAGTCTACAATGAAGCATATGTTGTTGTTGAAGCAAATGATCAGGGAGGTGTTGTTTGCACAGGATTGTATCATGATTTAGAATATGAAAATATGCATGTTGAATCATCGGTTAAAGCAAATGCTTTGGGAATCGAGATAACTCGTAAGTCGAAAAGACTTGGATGTTCAGCAATTAAAGACATCTTAGAAAACAACAAACTTGAGATCGTTGACGAACAAACCATCCTTGAAATATCAACATTCGAGGCAAAGGGTCAATCCTATGAAGCGAGTAACGGAAACCACGACGATCTTATGATGAATTTAGTGATGTTTGGTTATTTCGTTTCAACACAATATTTCTCAGATATGACTGATATAAATCTAAAGCAAATGTTGTTTGAACAAAAAATGGCAGATATCGAAAACGATATAGTTCCTTTCGGGTTTATAGATGATGGCAAACAATATTCTCAACAAGTTACACATGAAGAGGATCCTTGGAATTTGAGTGAGGAGACTGATCGGGTTATTTGGGATCCTGATCTGTAATTGTAGAATATTATAAATAAAGGCAAGTTGACGAATTCGTATCATGGAACCATATAATTTTAACGAAGGAAGATAAAAATGGCACTTTCAACACCGTCTGCATCCCCAGCGGTTGTCGTCAAAGAAATAGATCTGACTGGTGGCGTTCCAAACGTTCAGTCGACTACTGGCGCATATGTGGGGAACTTTCGTTGGGGTCCAGTTGAGCAAAGGGCATTGATCGATAATGAGATCAGTCTCGTTAATACTTTTGCCTCTCCTGATTCTGACAATACAATAGATTTTCATTCTGCAGCATACTTTTTACGCTACTCAGGATCACTCCAAGTCGTTCGTGAAGTAACTTCTGCAGCACTAAACGCACGTTCGATTCGTGGTCAGTTGGCAACAGACAACGATGCTACTTTACCCACAGAGTTGGTAAAGAATACTCCTGACTTCGAAGCGCAAGAAGGTGCGTTAGATTCAGATTCACACACATTCATCGCACGTTATCCTGGTGAGTTGGGTAACTCGCTATCAATTTCAATATGCCCACCAAGCACAACAGCATTTAATGCTTGGGCATATGCAAAAGATTTTGATGCAGCACCTGCAACATCAGACTATGCTTCAAAGCGGAACGCATCTAATGACGAGATTCATCTTGTTGTTATCGATAAGGAAGGTGAGTTCACAGGAACAAAAGGTACTGTTCTTGAAACTTATCCATTCATGTCTATTGCTTCAGATGCGAAGAATGCAGATGGAACTACTCTTTTTGCAAAAGACATTGTTAATACACGTTCTGATTATGTTCACTTTGTGGACTTTGATTCAGACTATCGTGTAGCACGTGGCAATGGCGTTATTGACTCAGGTGATAATTTCTCTCCTGGTCTTACTACAGATACAGATTTTGATTTCGCTAAAGGTGCGAATTCAGGACTACTAACTACAACAGAATATCTTACAGGGTTTGATTTGCTTGAAGATAAAGACATTGTAGAGGTAGATTTCTTGATTGCTCCTTCAATGAACTCTCGCACTGATCAAACAACAATTGTAAACGACTTGATCTCAACTGCTCAATCAACACGTAAAGATTGCGTTGTTGCAGCATCACCTGCTCGTACAGATGTTGTAAAACTCACTAACACCGCAACAATCACATCTAACATCGTAACAACAGCAAATACTTTCACGAACTCCTCTTATTTGGTTCATGACGGTAACTTCCTGAAGGTCTACGATAAGTACAACGACCAATATATCCATATCCCTGCAGCGTCTTCTACAGCAGGTATTATGGCAGCGACAGACTTAAATCGTGCCCCATGGTTCTCACCTGCAGGTTCACGTCGTGGTCAGTATCTTGGCATCACAGCGATTTCTTGGTCACCGACCAAATCGCAGCGTGATACATTGTACAAAGCAAGTGTAAACCCAATCGCCAATATTCCTGGTCAGGGTGTACTGTTGTTCGGTGATAAGACTAAACTTGGTCGCCCTTCAGCGTTTGACCGCATCAACGTTCGTCGCCTCTTCTTGGTACTCGAGCGTGCAATTGGTCGTGCTGCTGAGCAGGTTATGTTCGAATTCAATGATGAGTTTACTCGTGCCGAATTCGTAAACATTATTGAACCTGTGCTTCGCGAAGTAAAGGGTCGTCGTGGTATCACAGACTTCAAGGTCGTATGTGATGAAACTAATAACACTGCAGCAGTTGTAGATCGTAATGAATTTATTGCGAATATCTTCATCAAACCTGCTCGGTCTATTAACTACGTTACACTCAATTTTGTTGCTGTTCGTTCTGGTGTAGACTTCGAAGAAGTCGTAGGCACGGTGTAAGGAGATAAAAAATGGCAATATTAGGTGTAGATGACTTTAAAGCAAAACTAAGGGGTGGGGGCGCACGTCCTAATCTCTTTCAGGTAACGATTAACTATCCAGGATTTGCTAATGGCGATGCTGAGTTGACATCATTCATGTGTGAAGCAGCGTCGCTGCCAGCATCACAGTTTGGTGAGATCGTTGTTCCATTCAGAGGTCGCCAGTTGAAAATGGCAGGTGATCGTACATTTACTGAATGGTCAACAACTGTCATCAACGACACAGACTTCGCTGTTCGTGATGCAATCGAGCGTTGGATGAACGGTATTAATGCACACAGTGCAAATACTGGTCTTTCAGTTCCTGTTGCATATGAAGCAGACCTGAAAGTTGAGCAGTTAGATCGCAATGGCGATGTTATCAAGACATATAACTTCCGTGGAGCATATCCATTGAACCTGACAGAGATTGCTCTGGCATATGGCGATAACGACAACATTGAGCGGTTTACTTGTACATGGTCGTACCAGTATTGGGACTCTAATACAACGTCCTAAATAAACTTATGGGGGAGACTGATTTTCTCGGTCTCCCTAATATTACTTGAGGATCGCACATGTCAGAAAATGATGGTTTAAAACTCTTTGGTTTTGAAATCAAGAGATCAAAAAATAAACAAGATGAGAAACTTCCTTCAATCGTCCCCCCACGGGATGACGAAGGTGGAAGTTATGCAACTGCGTCTGGTTCACATTATGGGCAATATTTAAATCTTGATGGTGACGACTCGAAAGACAATTATCAATTAATCATGAAATATCGTGGCAATGCTATGCATCCTGAAGTCGATGCAGCGATTGAAGATATTGTAAACGAATCGATAACATCTAGTAATAAAGAACAAACACTCGATCTCAATATGGATCAGATCGATGCACCAACTCGCGTGAAAAAACTTATCAAAGAAGAATTTGATAACATCTATGGTATGCTTAATTTCAAAGAATTAGGTCATGATATTTTCCGTCGTTGGTATGTAGATGGACGTTTGTTTCATCATTTAGTTTTAAACGAATCAAACCCTAAAGATGGGATTCAAGAGATTCGTCCGATCGATGCTGCAAAAATGCGCAAGGTCAAAAAAGTTAAGCATAAAAAAGATCCAGTCACTGGAGCAAAAATTGTTGAAAAAACTGAAGAGTTTTACATCTATCAAGAAAAACCAGGATCATCAACATCTGGTGTAAAGATGACAAACGACTCTGTTTCATACGTGACTTCAGGATTGCTTTCTGAAGATCGTAAAAAAATTGTTTCACACATACACAAGGCACTGAAACCAATTAACCAACTTCGCATGATGGAAGACGCTGTTGTAATCTATCGTCTTGCTCGTGCACCTGAACGTCGTATGTTCTATATCGATGTGGGCAACTTGCCGAGGGGTAAGGCAGAAGCATACATGAAAGATATCATGGCAAGGTATAGAAACAAACTTGTTTATGATGCTAAGACTGGCGAGATTAGAGATGATCGTAAACATCAGTCATTGCTTGAAGACTTTTGGTTACCACGTCGTGAAGGTGGTAGAGGTACAGAAATTTCTACACTTCCTGGTGGAGAAAACTTAGGTCAGATTGACGATATCGTTTATTTCCAAAAGAGGATGTATCGTTCTTTAAACGTTCCTATCAGTAGATTGGATGTAGAATCAGTATCGGGTATCCTCGGTCGTTCTACAGAAATCAACCGAGATGAACTTAAATTTCAAAAGTTTGTTGATAGACTTCGTTCTAGATTCTCTCACCTTTTCTATGGTATATTAAAAACCCAACTTATCATGAAGGGTATTATTACCGAAGAAGATTGGGACAACTGGAAAAATGATATCACAGTCGATTATCAAAAGGACAATCACTTTACCGAACTTCGTGATGCTGAAATGCTTCGTGAGCGTTTGGAAACATTAGACCGTGTCTCAAACTATGTTGGTGAGTATTTCTCAAAGGAATATATACAAAAGAATGTACTTCATCTTTCTGATGAAGATATTGAGCAGATGAATAAACAAATGGCAGGAGAAGATCCTTCCGACGAAGAATCTGATGATGAGGGTGACTCTCAACAACAGAATGATAATGATTTAGAAAATAATTAGGAGAATATAATGAGTGAAGCAGCAGTAAAAGATTTGATCCAACAAGCAATTGATCAAGACTTTAACAGTGCGAACAAAACTTTTGGCGATGTTATGACAGTCAAACTATCAGACATTATGGATCAAGAGAAGGTTCGTCTTGCCGACCAGATTTACAATGGCATCGAAGATGAGGATGACGATGACCAACTAGAACTGGAGTTGGAGGATGATGAAGAAGAAACCGAAACTGAATCCGATTCGGAAGAAAGCGAAGAAGATTTACCAGAGTCCGGTGATGATGTGGAAGTCGGAGTGGATTCTGAAGAAGGTGAAGAATCCGAGGAATAATGAAATTGAAGAAATAAAGATTCTTCAATGTTTAGACTCTGAAAATTGAAAATGTTATAAATAAAGTCAAATGAAAACTTTTACGCAAATTCGAGAATTAACTGGAAGAAAACCAAGCGGACAACTTGTTGTCAACAAAAAACTTGGCAAGATCCAGATTATGGTCTATAAAGATCGCAACCAATATGTTGCCTATGTAGACGGTGATAGACTTGATGCATACAAGTCAGAGAAAGAAGCGGAAAAAGCAGCAACAGAATTTATAAAGGTTCTTAACAAATGAAACTGATTGCAGAATATACAGATCAACATTTGGAAGTTATAACCGAATCGAAAGATAACGGTGAAAAGACATATGCTATTGAAGGTGTCTTCATGCAAGCAGAACAAAAGAATCGTAACGGTCGGATCTATCCTAAACCAATTATGGAAAAGGCACTCGCAAAATATAATAACGAGCAAGTGTCTAAGGGTAGAGCGGTTGGTGAATTGAATCACCCCGAAGGTCCAACCGTTAATCTAGATAAAGTTTCTCACAAAATCGAATCCCTTGATTGGAAGGGTAATGATGTTGTGGGCAAGGCGACTATTTTGGACACGCCAATGGGAAAGATTGTAAAAGGTCTACTCGATGGTGGCGTGCAACTGGGCGTCTCGACTCGTGGTATGGGAAGTTTGGAAAGAGGTAATGAAGCAATGATCGTTAAGGGAGATTTTCTCCTCAATGCGGTAGACATTGTGCAAGATCCATCAGCACCGTCAGCATTTGTAAATGGCGTTATGGAAGGTGTAGACTGGATTTGGAATAATGGCATTATCGAACGCCAAGCAATTGAACAAATTGAGACAGAAATTAAAAGGACTCCGCGTGCAGATCTCTATGAGGCAAATGTTCGTGAGTTTAAGAATTTCCTCTCGTTACTCAAAACTAAATAAAAAAGGAGTCATTCATGACTGATGATCAAATGATCGAAGATCAAGACGTTGAACTCCATGACGAAGTAACAGACGAAGTTGTGGAAGGAAATACTCACGATCCTAAAAATGCTGAAGCACAATCAGTTGCTGCAGTTGATAAAGCAGGTGATGCTACAGGTTCTGCACCAAAACGTAAAGGTGACGCAACCAAGCAGGATCCAATGCCTAAAACTAAAGGTGCGCTAATGGCATCTATGGTAGCAAAAATGCAAGGCATGAACAAAGAAAAATTGATGGCAATGTACAAGACAGAAGACTTCGATGACTATGCAGATGATGCACAAGTCGTTGCAGAAACTTCTGAATTAGACGTTGACGTTGATTTCTCTGCTGATCTTAATGCACTTGTTGAGTCAGAGGCAACTCTGTCTGATGAGTTTAAAGGTAAAGCATCTACAATCTTTGAAGCAGCAATCAAATCAAAACTATCTGAAGAGATTGATCGCCTTGAAGAAAAATACGAAGAAGAACTTGCTGAGGAAGTTGCCTCAACAAAATCAGACCTCGTAGAAAAAGTGGATAATTATCTGAACTACGTTGTCGAGCAATGGATGGAAGACAATAAGTTGGCAGTAGAAAATGGTCTGCGCACAGAAATTGCAGAGAAGTTTATGACTTCACTGAAAGATCTGTTCACAGAATCATACATCGAAGTGCCAGAGTCTAAAGTCGATCTGGTTGACGAACTTGCTGCAGAAAACGCAGAACTCGAAGAGTCTGTAAACACTGCAGTTGCAAAACAAATTTCAATGCAAGAGGAACTGGAAACGCTGAAGCGTGATGCTATCATTCGTGAAGCAGCAACAGACTTAGCAGAAACTCAGGTTGAGAAATTGAAAAAATTGGCAGAAGACCTTGACTTTGATGATGCCGATACTTTCGCAGAAAAAGTAAACACCATCAAAGAATCATACTTCACCAAAAAAGCATCCGAGTCTGTTGACATCGAAGAAGATCTAGACGATACAAATACTGTCGTTGAATCATCTAACGCAATGTCACAGTATCTTCAAGCAATCCAAAAGACATCTAAATAAAGGGAGTCCTTAATATGTCATCTTACGATAACTTGATGGAAAAGTGGGCACCTGTACTGAACGAAGAGTCAGCAGGTAAGATCACAGATAACCATCGTAAAGCAGTAACTGCTGCAATTCTCGAAAACCAGGAGCGTGACTTCGCTGAGCAAGCAGCACAGTTGAACGAAGCAGTTCCTGCAAACAACACTGGTTCAGTTGCAAACTGGAACCCAGTACTAATCGCACTTGTGCGTCGTGCAATGCCAAACCTAATGGCATACGATATCTGTGGTGTTCAGCCAATGTCAGGTCCAACTGGTCTGATCTTCGCAATGAAGTCACAGTATAAGACACAAAAATCAGGTGCAAACGTCGGAACAGAAGCATTAGTAAACGAAGCAATTGCTAACTTCTCAGGCGATTCAAACACAACAACACAAACTGCAGATCCATCAGGTCTAGCAGGTATTGCAGATGGTAACAGCGACTCAAGCATCGACAACGAGCGTAATGATCCATTGGCAGGCATCGACCCATACACAACTGCAGAAGCAGAAGAGTTGGGTGGAGCAGCAGCAGAGCAGTTTGCTGAAATGGGTTTCACCATTGAAAAAGCAACAGTGACTGCAAAGTCACGTGCGCTGAAAGCAGAATACACTCTAGAACTTGCACAGGACTTGAAAGCGATTCATGGTCTTGACGCAGAAACAGAACTAGCGAATATTCTGTCAACAGAAATCATGGCGGAAATCAACCGTGAAGTAATTCGCACAATCAACTCACAGGCAAAAACTGGTGCAGGCACTGGTAACACAGCAATCAATGGTATCTTCGACGTACAGACAGATGCAGACGGTCGCTGGTCAGTTGAGAAGTTCAAAGGTCTGATCATGCAGATCGAGCGCGAAGCGAACCAAATTGCTAAAGACACACGTCGGGGCAAAGGTAACTTCATGGTCTGTTCTTCTGACGTAGCATCTGCACTTGCAGCATCAGGCATGCTTGACTATGCTCCAGCATTGTCAACAAACCTGAACGTTGATGACACAGGCAACACATTCGCTGGTGTAATGAACGGTCGTATGCGTGTATATGTTGATCCATATGCAACAGCAGACTATGTAAACGTTGGTTATAAGGGTACAAACCCATATGACGCTGGTATCTTCTATTGCCCATACGTTCCATTAACAATGGTGCGTGCGGTTGGTGAAGACACTTTCCAACCAAAAATTGGATTCAAGACTCGCTACGGCATGGTCTCAAATCCATACGTTGGAGCAGCACCAGCATCTGGTCTTGCAGCAGCAAAGACAAACCAATATTATCGTATCTTCCGCGTGGACAACATCCTCGGAGCATAAACGATTTAATATCAATAAAAGAGGAGCATCTTCGGGTGCTCCTTTTTTTTAACTTGCTTTTCTTATAAATAGTCTCATGGCGACTTTAACAGAGAATTTTAATTACTTACAACCGACCAGTTTTAAATTGGTTATTGATCGTAAGAACTATCCAAATTTGGAGTTCTTCTGCCAAAACGTGACGCATCCAGGGATGTTGATGACTGCAGTAGAAGTTCCTTTTCGTAGGATATCAGGTGTACCAGTTCCAGGCGAATCATTAACCTTCAATGAACTTTCTTGCAATATTTTACTTGACGAAAATTTGGAAGGTTACAGCGAAATGTTCAATTGGGTGAGAAGGTTATTAGAAACTAACATGGGTCAGTCTCGTGTCAGCATGACAGCACCGCCAACTTATGCTGATATAACATTATCAATTTTATCAAGTCACAATAATCAAACGAAACAAATTAGGTATCTAGATGCTGTTCCAACATCGCTTGGTGATATAAATTTCGAATCTACTGCTTCTGGTTCGGAGTTTATTACATTTAATGCATCTTTCCGATTCACATATTTTGAGTTAGTATAATGCCCATATCAAGAAATAGACAAATGGCATCGCTGATTGAAGATTCTTCAGGCGATATTAAATCTACTGCCTTTGATGCTTTGATTGATCAAACGATCGAACCAGAAACATTACTTTTTGCTGCTGATGTAGATTCAGCAGGAGGTATGCCTGACTGGAAATGGTCATGGAAACCGACGACTCTTCCATATGAAAGAGTCACAATTACTATGCAACCACAAAACGATGTTCCTATTTACAGAGCAGGAACATATACTCTAGATAATTTTACTGCATTTAGAACACGAGGCGAATCAACACAAACTCATAAAATATTTTTGAAATGGGTTAAAGAGGCAGGATCAGCAAACCTCGTTGATTGGGTAACGTATGACAGCGGAAACTATTCTTTTGCTGGAGTAACAGACACGTCTGGAACTGATTCTGCAACAAGAGCGCAAAGACTAACATGGTCTGTTCCAACTAGTTATACAATACCAACATTGAATACTTCAACGCACACATACAATATTGGTGCTGTTTCAGGAGCATATGTTTTTACTGGAATTAGAACAGGAAACAATTCACCACTCGGTCCATTGTATAGAGGCAACACATATCAGTTTGTTATGGATGCAACAACAAGCGGACATCCGATTTATCTTTCGACAGATGATGGTGCTAACTTTGTTTCTGGTAACTACGTTGGTGAATACACAACTGGTGTTACAAATTCAAGAGCAAATAATAACGCAACAATGACGTTTATTGTTCCTGCTGATGCGCCTGATACACTAACATATCAATGTGGTGTGCATGCTGCAATGCGTGGTACTATCACAATTCAAGATCTTAAAGTAGATTCAGACGGCAGTGGGATTGATATAATTTATCTACAGCATTCTCAAGAAGGGCATGCTACTGAAGTTCCTGTAAAGGATCTTCCATCTATAAAGAGTCAGATGTGTCTAACGTTTGATGAGGCGAAAGGTAAATTTGTCGCACAAGACCTTAGAGAATATATGGATAAAACCACCTCATTTGTAGATCGTATTAAAGAAGAAATAGGTGTAAATTCCATAAATGAAAATAGAATGAAAGCATTTATGCAAGAGAAAAATATCCTTGATTCAAGCGAAACGTTTGTGTCAGGTGCTCTTGATTCCGCAAAGGTTGAAGGTATAATCTCTACAAATACGGATGTACAAAAAGAGAATAACACTACATTTGTTCAAGATGGTGTTCTTACTGTGAACACTGGTACTGCAAGATGGTATTCTCCTCGTGCTGTAACCATTACGAAAATAAGAACACATGTTGCGACTTCATCTGCTGGAGCAGCACTAAATATGACGTTAAAGAAAAATGGGACATCAATACAAACTTTCAACATCGCTGCTGGTTCTACCACTGATGTTACAACAGGTCTAAACTTATCAGTCGCTGAAGGTGACTATCTAACTATTGACATAACACAGATTGGTTCTTCGACAGCAGGATCTGATTTGAATGTCGTTATATCGTATAAATAAGGAGAAAAAATAATGGCATGGGATTCAGACGCTAAACAAAGTGCGCTCGATCTATTTAAACTTACAGATTCAGTAGGAACTCCACTAACAGCGTCCAACATAAATTGGGATTCTGCCCATTGGTATCGTATTATCGGAGTGTCTGATGATGATCTACCAAATCTGATTACTAACTATTCATTCGGTACAGAAGAGATCGGTCATCAGTCAGGCGGTGTAACAAACATATTTGTTTTGGGTGGGCATGACTATGATTCGTCAAATAGCGACTTAGAGGAGTTACACTAATGGCATATTTAAAACTAGTAATGAATCATACATCTTGGGGTGGTTCTACAAACCTCGCTGTTGACACTTATCGACGCAATGTTCTGAATGAAATTCAATTATTCTTGAGTGGATCTCGTACCACAACAGCGCAGATGGATTCGACAGTAATTAATACTGCTTCTTCAGTGATTATAAACGGTGCGTCAGATAGACCATCAGCAAATATTTATAGAAACATTGCTGGAAACAATACTTCTAATGCTGCGTATAGTCTTCAGTACATTACATTTAAAAAATATCACTACGGCAATCAAGAAACTGATAGCACAGATGCAAACTTTGGTTCTTATAATTATATCACAATTAAATGGATGAACACTTATGGGTTGATATGTCGTACTACTGATAAAGCAGACTCACAGGCATTTCCATATAGTACAGGTACAACTACAGGTTCTTGGACTGGAGATACTGGTTCATCACAGTGGAGAACTCCACTAAATCCTAGTCAATGTTATGCAATTCACGTTCTGATGACTGATAAATTATTTGGTATGTGGGTCGAACTTTCAAATGTGGTGACAGGTAATTTTTACACACATGTCTTATCAGACCTTGAATTTAGTCCAGACTTGATGAGACATTTATGGGGTGGGAATAACTTCTATTGTCCGCAATATACCATCAATGCTGCTGATCGAAGACTAAGAAATGATGCTGATCCTACAGCAGGATCGACATCATCGACCTCATATTCAAAGCGATTGACAATTGGTATGAAACACAGACCAGGAGCAAATGGAATTAAAAATACTTCTGCTGGACTGGGGAGTCATTATCATTGGGGTTATACAACTACAAACGCGAATTATTCAGAGTATCCATCTATCTTCCCACCACCATGGTATGATATGCCAACGCAAATACCTGTAGCAAACGGTGATACTGGATATTTGATGCAACCATTAACAGCATGGTCTTATATTGGTTATGTTAATAGAAGTAATAACCATTATGATTATCATGCATTTCCAAGGTTGATGAATATCTTTAGAACTAATGATGAAAGTTTCGGTTATGGTGAAAGAGTAGAAAAGGACGGCAAATATTACCGCTGTTTCAGAATACACAGATGTGGCGGTGGTTATGGAAACGTTGCAGATTCTTTGTTTAGAAATGCATGCTATTTGTTCCCTGAGGGAAGAGGCGACTAACAATTGGCAGATGTTCTTCTAAACATACCTTCCGATTCAATTGGTTACGGAATACTGACTAACACATCTGCTGAGTTAATACAGTATTCTGATTCAGAGGTGTTGTCCGTATTATCGGGAGGTTTAGATTCTAGTCTACTTTTATCTCCATCACTGAGCGGTGGTGGTGGAAGTGGTATCGAGCAATCTACTTTAGATTCTGCAAATAATTTAATAGCAACACTCAGGACAGAACTTGATGATGCATCATCAAGCAGTGGTTCTTCTCAGAGATGGATATCGTAAATGGCAATTTCTAAAGCAAGACTGATGGCAAATTTGATTACTTCAACTGGTGATGTGAAGTCTACAAATTTGGGTGCTGGTGGTGGTGGTAGTGGTGATGCATTTAGATCCACACATTTCGTTTATACTACTGCAAGTCCGACAACAACAATAACTGGTGCTGATGATAATAGCGCAACACTATCGTATATTGAAAATCAAATCCAAGTATTTCATAACGGTATCTTGCTCATAGATTCATCTGATTATACTGCCACAAATGGAACATCAGTTGTATTAGGAAATGCTACAGATTCGAACGATACTGTTATAATTACAGCATTTAGAGGTGCACTTTCCGGAGGTTTGGATTCTGCAGATGTATCAGCGATTGCTGGTAGTGGTGGCACGGATTCTGCCACAGTTATTACACTAAGTGGTGAAGTGAAAAGTAATATGTTTAGAATTAATCCGCAGTCACTCAGTATAAATACAACTATAGATAGCGCAGAGAATGCACATGTTGCTGGACCAATATCATTTGATAGTGGTGTAGTGCTAACAATCAATGGAAACTTGGTGATAAGTTAATGAGTAGAAATTCAGATATTGCTAAAATCCTTGGAAGAACCGAAGCAGTAAATGTTTCGAATACTGCATTGGGAACTGGTAGTGGTGCAGGTACTGCTGGCAGCATTTTTGATAAGATAGTAAGAGAACATAGTCATACATTAGATTCTGATTACACACTTGATTCTGCTAGGAATGGATTGCTCGCTGGTCCACTTTTTATTGATAGCGGTGTAACAATAACAATTAACGATAGTGCAACACTGGTGATAGCATGAGTACATTACACGCAAATACAGTAGAGACATCATCTGGTGGTCCAGTCACGCTGACTCAACAAAGTGCGTCGAAAGCATGGATGGGCAATGGCACTAATTATAACAATGGAGCAGGTATAGATCAGAGTTTAAATGTATCAAGTCAAACAGATAATGGTGTCGGTAAATATCATTACAATTTAACAAATGCATTTTTATATGAAGTAGATGCAGTCGGAGCAACCGGAACATGCGGACAGGCAACACGAGTTTTTAGATGGAGAAATAACGACTGTACCGCATCAGTTGCTGCTACATACACATCTACTTATGCCAATGCTGATGTTGATACATCTCATAATTGGTCGATTGTAGGAGACCTCGCATAATGGCCAGTGAACTCAGAGTAACAACATTATCGAATGCAACTGGTAATGGTCCAGCGGCACTGACTAATCAGGCAGCAGCGAAAGCGAAATTACTTTTTTCACAGTCGTCGACTATCTTTACAGGAGGTGATAATCACTCTTTGAATATCTCATCATCAACTGATCACGCAACGGGAATATTCTCAATCAATTATAGCAGTAATTTTACTGATAAAGCATATCCAGCGGCAGCAACATCTGACGGCGGTCAGACTACATTCGGAGTGAGTGTTGTTGGTTACAATGATGGTGGTACTTACGCATCCGATTGGAGAAGATCTGATGGTGCAGTATGCGGTACTCGGAACATTAATGATAATAGTGCTATTGATAGAACATATAATGGCGTAACAGTCCACGGAGATCTTGCATGAGTACCATAACAAATTCTGGTGGCCATCTTAAATTTGATAATAAACCATTTTCATTAGTAAGAGTTGGACCAGGATTAAATGCATATACAAGTACAAGTTATGCTAGAAGTAGCAAAGTTCCTTATAATACTGTAACATCTTCTAGCGGTATTGTGTGGAATACAACTGATTATACATTTACAGTACCAATTTCAGGATTATATCATTTTTCAGGATCCATTAGAGTTGGTAGAGAAGATGATTGGGTGTACTGGTACGTCAATAAACAAGGAACTGGTGCTTTATATACAGAAAAATTAGTTCTTAGTCATGGAGAAGGTGGTTCAGGAGGTTTTACTACGGTGGGCGGTTCGACAATGTCAGAACTTGAAACCACTGAAAGTTATAGTATTAAAGCATCTTGGAAAACGGATACAACAACCACATTCTATCTAGGGCAAACTTGGATGGATATTGTTTTCGTAGGATAAGGTTATGACAGGAAAAATTACAGTAGGAACTATACAAGATACCGACGGAAATACCGTTACCTCTCCTTTTGTTACAAGCGGTGTTGCGAAACATTGGACGAGTTGGAATCAAAGTGGTACATTAACAGTTGCTGGTAGTTTTAATCAAAGCAGTCTGACTGATGAACAATCGGCATATACAACAATTGCCTTTACCAACATCATGAGTAACAACGATTATGCATATAGTGGATGCACACAAGGAAATGGCAATGGCCAAGCAGTTTTTTGCGAATATAATCTAAGCAACAAAATAACATCTTCGACCCAAGTTCGAACCCTGCATAATACAGATAACAGTGTTAGAGACCCTGATGATGTTATGATGCACACACATGGAGAACTAGCATGACCGCAGCAAGATTAAAAAGTCAAAACGGCGATCTTCTGGTTCGAGATGGTTCTGTAGATACCTCTATAAAAAGTGGTATTTCGAAAGCATATGTTAACTTTAATGGTTTTGGCACTGTTGCTATTCAAGAAAGTTTGAATATGAGTTCAGTCGTAGATAATGCGACTGGTGACTACACACCAACGCTTGCTACAGCAATGAATAACACAGATTATCTTTGTATAGTAGGGGGACAACTCAGACAGCGCACTAGTTCTATTGCTATTCTTTTGCAAGTTAGATCAAGCGCGGAAAATAATGTGGCAGATTTAAAGACCACTACTCAGGTTAGACACGAAGGAAAAAGGTCTGACACTAGTTCTGCGCTAGATATTGGTGCAGGGCATATAGGAATTTTTGGAGACCTTGCATAATGGCATATGGTAAGATAGTAGCAGATCAGATTCAGCACAGTTCAGAAGGAACTGTCGATACACAGTATGTTGTGAGTGGTAGTGCAAAGGCATATCAACATTTAGAACAACTAACTAACACCTTGCAAAAAAGTCTTAATATAAGTTCGTCTACGGATAACGCCACTGGCGATTTTACTGCTAATTTTACCAATTCATGGTCAGATGCTTATTATATGTTTTCTCATGGCCATGATGATGGTGGATATAATGATGCCGCATCATATCACAGTAAAGGTTTAACTTGGACAACTACGACATTTAGATATAGATCAGCATATGCTTGGAATGCAAGTGCAGGATTTGCTGATTTACAAATGGCGACTATTGTTTGGCACGGAGACCTTGCATAATGAAATTGAAAGAACTAAAATTATTTGATAGACTATGTTGGGCAAAGGAAAATCTAGAACCACATCAGTCAGACTATCGTGTTGTCTATGAAGTTGACGTTGATACTCCAGCAAGTGTGCTTGTGCCTGATCCAAATTGGATGGCATGTGCAATGAATGGCGGTATTCTTCCTCCAGTATGGGTATATCACGAACTGGCAAAGGATGAAGCGCAGGAAAATTTTAAGAAACATACTCGCGGTTATCTGTTACATGAAACAGAACCAATGCCTCCTATGAATGAAGAAGAGGCAATTGAATATTTGATTATGAAAGACATTCCCAATCACGTTTGGCGTACATGGAATGAAGGTAATAAACCAAAGATGGTCATCTGTAAGAAAGAGCAACTACCACAAACAAGAGAGTGGCGAAATGCTTGGAAGATAGATCCTAATATAAATAGTAAAGAAATTGCTTAGGAGAAAATAAAATGGCAACTACTTATATCGTTGACAAGGATGGTAATCAAGCAGATGCTGCTCAATTAACTGTTCCATCTAATCGTCATTTTCGTGGTGCTTGGTCTTTATCTGGTGATATTATCAGTGAAGATTTAGATGTCGCAAAAGTATTATTCAAAGATAAAATTCGTGAGGTTCGCAAACCTCTATTAGAAGCAGAAGATGTAAAGTACATGCGTGCTATTGAGGACGATGATTCTACTGCAAAGTCAGCAGCAGCAACTAAAAAAACTGCACTTCGTAATGCACCTGCTGCATCTGCAATTACTGATGCAACAACCATTGCAGAATTAAAAGCAGCATGGGATACAGACACGCTTGGTGATTCACCATACGCATAGAATCACAATCAATAACAATTAAGCAAAGGTAACATAGAATGGGTAGATCTAGAGACATAGCAGAATTCTTAGGTAAAACTGAATCTGCTAACACAACTAATGTTGCTTTACTTAATTCAACTTCCAATGTGGGGTTAGATTCTGCACAGGTATCATCTATTGCAAATGCCGCAGGATTAACTGTCTATGCCACTAAAGAAAACCTACCATCATCTGGACTTACTAGTGGCGACCAAGCATATGTAACCGACACAAGTAGATTGTATATCTCAAATGGATCAGGGTGGTATAATGTTGCACTTATCAATGCCACTCCTAGTTTAACAATTGATCCAACAGGTGTTATAATACTTTCGAAAGAAGGTGCAGCAACTACAATTACATTAACTGGAACTGACTCCGATAACGCTGTTGATGGATTAACGTTTAGTGTAGATTCTGATGGAAATTTTGGCGGTATGGGCACAATCAGTCAAGATTCAAGTGTGTTTACAATCACGCCACTAGGTGAAGACAGTGCAACTACGTCTACGTGTACTTTGACATTTAAAGCATCTGACGGCATATCATTTGGTACTGGAACAAGTGTATTAAATCTCACGTTTAAAGTAGATAATTCAAAACATACATCTATATTATTGAAAGCAGATGTTGCTGCTACAGATCAGCAAGTCGATGCTTCTACTAATACACATACGATTACTCAAAGTGGCGTGAGGTCATCTGCACTTACACCTTACCATCCTGGAGGATATAGTTGGGGTTGGGCAGGAGATGGCACTGATTATTTTACAATTGAGTCTCCTACATCGGCATTAAGTTTTGGTACAGGTGATTTTTGTTTAGAACTGTGGATATATCCTTTTGATGTAACGGCAAGCATATTAGCAGACATGAGACCTGCATCAACAAACGGTCCATACATTGGTGCTTTGGGTTTTAGTAGTGGTAATATATCTCTTGGGTTTAACGGACAATCTGGTTCACAATTGGGTTTCATAACATCTGGTGCTCCAGTTTCAACACGTCAATGGAGTCATATAGTTTTAAATCGTGAATCTGGAACTTCAAACATTTTTGTAAATGGTGTTAGAGAATATACAACCACTACAGAATATAATTTTCTTGTGGGTAAATTTAGTTTATTCAAAAATGCTTATCCAGGTGGCGGTATCAATGATGGTACTGGTGGGTGGATACGAGATTATCGTGTAGTAAAGGGAAGTTCTGTATATGGAACTGGTACGACTCTCCCTGTACCTAATGAACCACTAACTGCAATCACAGGCACATCATTATTACTTTTTGGAAAAGCGAGAAGACATGATGCGGTTGGTGTTGAAAATGTTTCATATCAAAGTGGACATTTTGATAGGATTGGACCATATAATCATAGTGAATACACCCCAGCAGAATATGGCGGTTCCGTATATTTTGATGGTAACGATAATCTTGATTTAGATTTTAATGCTATTGGAACCAGCGATTTTACGATTGAATGTTGGGTTTATATAGATGACAGTGTTGCTAACCAAGTGATATGTGATACTAGACCAACAAGCACTGATAATACAACTGGAATTAACATTCAATTTAGATCTAATAATGTAGCATATGTTGGTAGTACAGGTGTTGCATATATAACAGGTTCTACAGTTATGGCAGATTATAGTTGGAATCACATTGCAGTAACTAGAAGTGGCAATACAATGACTCTTTGGGTTAATGGTAAATCTGACGGAACTGCTTCTCATTCTGTTAACCTTACATCTAGTGATCTGAAAATAGGCACAAATAGAACAGGGTCGAGTGTTTTCAATGGCAATATAACTGATTTCAGAATAGTTAAATCTGCAGTTTATACAGCAAACTTTGATCCACCAACTGCTCCATTAACAGCAATAACAAACACTGAAGTTTTAACTTGCACAAATAAGAATAATATTTGGGACACTGCTTCATCTACTTCAATAACAAAAACAGGTAATGTGACTGCAAGCAATACAGAAAGAAAATTTGCGACATCTTCTGCAGTATATTTTGATGGCAATAGTGATCATTTACATTTTCTCGCTGCCCACCAAAATGTATTCGCACTAGCAAGCAATGATTTTACTATTGAAATGTGGGTCAATTTCAGTATAGCATCCAGCGATACCTTATATCGTAGAATCTTTATGGCAGATGATGGCGGCAACATCGCTAATAATTTCCAAATATTGATTGATGTTGGAGATGGAGGATACGGTCCAAATGGCGCAATTTTGGTATGGGCACAAGATGGATCAAATAATAATACTGGTATCTCATCACAAACTGCTATCAATGACAATAACTGGCACCACATTGCAGTAAGTCGGACATCGGGCACTGTACGTTTCTTTATCGATGGTGTTAGGCAAGGAACAAACCTTACCAATTGGACGCACGGATTTACTGGTACACCAACACCTAGAATTGGTTCATGTAATGTCACAACTGAAGGTAACTATGCGGGATATATTCAAGACTTTAGATTTACAAATGATTTTTCTAGATACACGTCTGATAATAGTTTTACACCACCAACTGCAGAATTTAAGGGATAATCAATGGCAAAAAGTATTAATCGTTTATTAGCAGATGCAATCACCCCTACTGGAGACATTAACTCTTCTGCACTTGATAATGCTTCTGCTGGATTAGATTCTTCGCAGGTTACAACTATTGCATCTTCTTCTGGATTGACTGTTTATAGTGCTCTCGATTCCCTTCCTACATCTAATCTGACTGTTGGTGATCAAGCATATGTTTCATCGAACAGTAGAATGTATATTTCTAATGGATCAGGATGGTATAATGTTGCACTGATTAATGCGACACCATCTCTAACAGTTAGTCCTAGTGGTTCAATCACACTTGCTACAGATGGAGTATCACCAACAGTTATAACATTATCTGCTACAGATTCTGATAATGCAGATGCGTCGTTATCATTAACTGTTGATTCTGGTGGAGACTTCTATAAAATTGCAACACTCAGTCAAGATTCATCTGTCTTTACTATTACACCAAGATCAGAAGATTCAGCAACGGCACTAGGATTTGATGGCAGTGCTAGTCTTACATTCAAGGCATCAGATGGTATTAGTTTCGGTTCGCACAATACAACATTCAACTTAACGTTTAATATCCCAAATAGTGAATATACAAATTTCTTGGTGAAAGCAGATACAGCAGGAACAGATAACCAAGTTGATGCCTCTACTAATAATTATGCTATTACTGAAAACACAAGTGCAACAGCATTAACATCAAGTGCATTTAGTCCATATCATCCTGGCGGTTACAGTACATATTTTGCGTCATCTTCTGAGCATCTTATAACTAATTTGGCAACGTCTGGTACTGCTGCTTGGACTATAGAATGGTGGGTATATCACACTGCAAACTCAGGCACTTCAAGTCAAAATAGAAATTTTGGTGCAGCAACCAACGATCCAATGTTTCTTAATACAAATTTGAATACTCCAACGCTTTATATTGGCGGTCAAGGACGAGTATCAGCATCAAAGACTATGGCAATCGGTCAATGGTATCATATTGCACTTGTACGATCTGTCACTAGTAATACAATAAAAATGTACATTGATGGTGTTCTAGAAGGAACTTCTGCTGTACAAGCAGGCACCACACATGATATACCTGCAAAGACTAACTTTGGTGTTGGTTGTGATGCTAATTTTACTGCTTATGGAATGACAGGATATATAAGAGATTTTAGATATGTTATTGGAACTGAAGTTTATACGTCAGCATTTACACCTCCGGAAGCACCTCTAACAGCAATATCTGGTACTGACTTATTGCTTTGTAATCATGCTGCTCCAATAGACGCTTCTGGTAATTATAATGCAGTAACTAGAGCAGGCACAAAAGCGGTAAGAGTTAGTCCATATACAATATCAGCGCAATATTTAAAGAGTACGCATGGCGGTTCTATACACCACACTGGGGGAAGTTGGTTAAGCACAGGAACTATCACGTGGGATCGTACAAAGGATTGGACATTTGAGGGTTGGTGGAATGGCGCAAATGCTGCCACTGGTACTTTTGCGGCACTGAATTCTGGTGGTGGTGTTGATGGTATCTACATAATGCACGGTGGTGGAGTTTATGTTAATGGTATTGAATGGGGTATTCCAGGAGGTCCAGCAAACTACTTTATACCGAATCATTGGAATCATTGGGCATTGGTTAGACATTCAGGTACTTATAAATTCTATGTAAATGGAATTTCTATGTGGAGTGAAACTAATGCAGGAGATGGCGGTGCTTCATCAGATCCTAAATTTGGAATAGGAGCAACAAGCGCAGGGGCAACAAAAGTTGCAGGCGATACATTTATGGCAGATATTAGATTTACAGAGGATGGAATATACACTGCAGATTTTATTCCCCCAACTGGACCAGTAGGAATTCACGCAGAAACAATTTTCAGCACATGTACTAATCAACAAAGTGTATGGGATGTTGGTTCGTCAAAAATGTTGAATATTGTTGGAAACGCTGCAGCAAGTGATACTCAAAGAAAATTTACCACATCATCTGCAATTTCTTTTGATGGTAGTGGTGATTATATAGGTTGGGATGAAAATGGTTTCGTGGGAACATATGCTAGTGGATCGAACGATCTAACTTTCGAAACGTGGGTATATCCAAATGCCAATTCTAATTATCAGTGCGTGTTTAGTATGAACAGAGGTACTAGCACAGGATTTAATTTTGGTATTGATGGTGCGAGTAGACCATTTTTATGGAAAGGTTCTTTCAGAATTCAAGCAGGTACAGTATCCAATACAACTTGGTCACATCTTGCGCTTGTAAGATATAACGGTGTATTTTCAATATATGTTAATGGAACTTCAGTTGGAGCAACTTGGGCAAATACGACTACATATACAGGACAAGACTTTGCATTAGGTGATACCGTTGCATCTGGGGGTGGAACTTCAGGCGAATGGTTTAACGGATATTTGCAAGATGCTAGATATACAAAAGGTTTAGCGAGATACACCACAAACTTTACACCACAATCTTCAGAATTTGATGGATAAGGATAAAACATTATGTTATCATTAATAGGATCATTGATTGGATTTGCTGGTTCAGCAGTCCCTTCAATCACAGATCACTTTGCAAAAAAAGGTGATCGAAAACTTGAACTTGATAAAATGCGACTCATGGCAGAACTTAAGAAAGACGGAATGGATTTCGATCTTAAGATGTATGATACTATGGGTGCAGACAAAGAACACGAACGTTTGATTAAACACGATATTTCAATTAATCAGGGGACAGGTTGGATTGCTGCACTACAAAAATCTGTACGTCCAGTTATCACATATGCTTTCTTTCTTTTGTTTGCAACTATTGAAATCACGCTGCTAATGCAAGCATTAGAAAAAGGTACAGATTTTTCTGTAGCAATTCAATTACTATGGGATGAAGATACAAAGGCAATCTTTGCTGCAATATTATCGTTCTGGTTCGGATCACGTGCAATCGAGAAATCACGCAAAAAATAATTCTCATAAAACACAAAGATAATTCGGAAATATAGGCAGAATGGGGGTTTACTAGATCCCCATTTTACTATATAATATCACCTATAAAGAAATCATTGAAAAGAAGGAACATTCGGATGCAAAATCAGTTTGCAGACACGAGAGAGTTTTTGTCCCAAACCAAGTTTTATGACTCGTATTCACGTTTCAAAGAAGAAGAAGGAACGTATGAGACTTGGGATGAAGCAGTAGATCGTGTGCTATCAATGCACGAAGAAAATTATTCAGAGGCATTAGAAAAATTACAACCGTTCATTGAAGAAGCAAGAACTGCATACAAAGAACAACGTGTTCTTGGTGCACAACGTGCACTACAATTTGGCGGTGAACAATTAAAGAAACACCAGATGCGTATGTACAATTGTACATCATCCTATGCAGATCGTCCTGCATTCTTTGGTGAATTCTTCTATATTTTATTATGTGGTGCAGGTGCAGGGTTTTCTGTGCAAGAACATCACGTCGGAAAATTACCACAAATTCAACAACGTACAAAACAAGCAAAGGGTTTTGTCGTAGAAGATTCAATTGAAGGTTGGGCATCAGCACTTGACGTGTTGATGTCATCTTATTTTGTTGGTGATAGTAAATATCCAGACTATGAAGGTCGTCGTGTATTCTTTGACTTATCAAACATTCGTCCGAAGGGTGCAAAGATCTCTGGTGGATTTAAAGCACCTGGACCAGAGGGTCTTCGCAAATCACTTGATAAGATTGAGCATATGCTTCAAGCATTAGTTATGGATGCAAAAGAACCACAACCGCTTCGTCCTATCGCTGTATATGATATCTGTATGCATGCTGCTGATGCTGTACTATCGGGTGGCGTGCGTCGTTCAGCAACTATCTGTTTGTTCTCTCCTGAAGATGATGAGATGATGAATGCAAAAACTGGTAACTGGTTTATGGATAACGCTCAACGCGGTCGTTCGAACAATTCAGCAGTTATCGTACGTGATGAAGCAACACCTGAGATGTTTGCAAAAATTATGGAATCAGTTAAGTCGTTTGGCGAACCAGGATTCTACTTTACAACATCAAAAGAGCATACAACTAACCCTTGTGTTGAAATTGGTATGTTCCCGCAATATGAAGGTGAAACAGGTTGGCAAGGTTGTAACCTGACTGAAATTAACGGTGGTATGTGTAACACAGAAGAAGACTTCTATAAAGCATGTCGTGCAGGTGCTATTCTTGGCACAATGCAAGCAGGTTATACAGACTTCAAATTTTTATCAGACACATCTAAGAAAATCTTTGATCGTGAAGCATTGCTTGGCGTATCAATTACAGGTTGGATGAATAATCCGGATATCCTTTTCGATACTAAAATTCTGAAAAAAGGGGCAAACATTGTTAAGAAAGTCAATAAAGAGATTGCTGCCATTATCGGCATTAATCCTGCTGCTCGTACTACTTGTGTTAAACCGAGTGGAAATGCATCCGTATTGCTCCAAACTGCTTCAGGAATCCATGCTGAACATTCGTCAATGTACATCCGTAACATTCAGATGAATAAAGAATCTGAAATTACAAATGCAATCATCAAAGCAAATCCGCATATGGTTGAAGAATCTGTATGGTCTGCTAATGGTACAGATGTTGTGATTTCATTTCCTATTGTTCCAAACAGAGGTTCTATGTTCAAGGATGAATTGCTTGGCGTGAAACATCTTGAACTCGTAAAGAAAGCACAAAAGAACTGGGTCGTTGAAGGCACAAACGAAGAACTATGTGCGGATGAAGGTATCCGTCACAATGTATCAAACACAATTATCGTTGATGACTGGGATGATGTAGAAAAGTATGTTTACGAGAATCGTTACTCGTTCTCAGGTATTTCATTCCTCGCACCAACAGGTGATAAAGACTACAACCAAGCACCAAATACTCAGGTCATTGATTCTGAGACTATGGTTGCAAAATATCAAGACGGTGCAGTATTTGCCTCTGGTATGGTTGTTGATGCAATGAAGTGTTTCGACAATTTATGGAATGCTTGCTCAACAGCGCAAGGTATGGGTGAAGATTTATCACTCGAGTCTAGCACAAACAGTGCAAAGAAAGACTGGGTTCGTAGATTCGAACGGTTTGCTGAAAACTATCTTGATGGTGATATGAAGAAAACTGAATATTGCCTGAAAGACGCATATTTACTACATAAGTGGAATAAGATTCAAAAGAACTTATCACCAATCAATTGGAAAACAGATCTAACTGAGAAAGTTTTCACTGACGTTGATACTCTTGGTGCAGCAGCATGTGCTGGTGGTGCTTGTGATATCGATTTCTAGTATTCCGTCACCTTGTGTAAAGGTATGTAAAATAGAGGACGACCACTGTGAAGGTTGTGGTCGTTCCTCTGACGAAATAAAAGAATGGTTTTATTGCGATGATTCTAGGAAAGAGGAGATATTAGAGCAAAGTGGAAAACGAATACCGAATAGAGTGCGAATCGACAACGATTGTACTGGTTGATAGATGTACTGTAGATTAAACAGCAACGGCATGACTATCAACCCTGACGGTAATATATCCGTTTGTTGCTCTAACAATGGAAATTGGGACATAGGACATATATCTGAAATAGATGATCTCAATAAGCATTGGAAAAATCATCCTGACATGATTAAACTCAGAAATGATGATCCTCAGAAAATGATGGAAGCATGCGGAAGTTGTTTAAGAAAAACTGAAACTTTTCAAACTCGTTGGCATTTGGTGAATGAGGAACCTCGTTACCTGAAAATTAGAAATGACAATGAAATCAGATATCTAGAATTCACGACTTCTAATATATGTAATCAAACTTGCGCTTCTTGCTCAAGTTATTTCAGTTCAAAGTGGAGGCACCTCGAAGAAGAATTAATTGATTTAGGATTTTTGCAAAATGCTAAATCAAAAAATGACATAGGGTTTAATTCTTACAATCATCCAATATCAAGAATAGAAGATAAAGATATCTCTAAGATAATGAAACTGCTGCCCCAACTTGATAAGATAGATATTAAGGGTGGTGAACCGTTCGCTGATAAAAATAACTTCTTTATCTTAGATGAGTTGTTGAAAACTAATCCTAATTGCGTAATAAGTATCTCAACCAACTTTTCTAGCGTTCCGCAAAAACATATAGATCTATTTAAAAAGTCTAGTGCAAAACCTACGATTAATGTTTCGATGGATGGGGTTTATGAAGTGTATGAATACATTAGATCAACCCCTTTCCAAAAGACTGTAGACAATATCAAATATTGGTACAAAGAAACTGGACATCAAGTCAATGTACAAACTTTTTATTCAATGTATAATATGCTAAACTTAAAAGAAGTTTTAGAGTTCTTTAGTAATAATTTGCGCGAAGAAGTAAAATTTGTGGTATTTCATAAATGGATTAATTCTCCATTTTACATATCTCCACAAAGGGTATTATTTCAAAGGGAATTAGATGAACTGAAAGAGATAGTCATGAGTCCAAATATTACGAAATATTTCTCTGAAAGTGAAGGCAAATTTGTAAATCGCAATCTTTACAATTTTACAAAAATCGGTAATTATGAAAGCACTATAAAATGGAGAAAAGAATTCGTTCAATACACTAAATGGTTGAACTTAACAAGAGGGATTGATATATATGAACATATCCCTCTGCTGAAGGGAATAAAATAGATGAACCAAGAGTATCGCTTAGAGTGCGAAGAATGCGATTCTGTCACAGTGGTGCTAGTTGATAACGGATGCGAACCCATATATTGTTCATGTTGTGGGGAAGAAGCAACAGTAGAAAACATAACAGAAGAATAAAATGACAAAACCAAACGAAAATTTTAATTTGTCTGTAAAAGAATTGCAGTTAATTGAGATGTCTCTCATCGCATATAGTACCACTCAAGGCAATAGGCAAAAAGAAATACAAGAATTGCTTGCTAAGTTTTACCACCAAAAAGTTTGGTATAGACCAAAAACCAAAACATATGTTAGCGGTTGACTATATAGGTGTATGTGGACATATGAAAATGAAAAATTTGATGACACCCCAGAAGAATATCAAGGATTCGTATATGTCATCACAGAACTGGATACAGAGAAAAAATATATCGGTAAAAAGAACTTCTGGCGTCCAAAGACATTACCTAAAAATTCAAAAAGAAATAGACGAGTACGAACGAGAGTCGAGTCTGACTGGAGAGAGTATTTCGGATCTAATAAAGAGATACAAACTCTCCTTGAATCCAAGGGGCAAGATAATTATCGGCGAGAAATATTAAGACTATGTCGCACTAAAGGTGAAATGTCTTATTACGAAGCAAAGTTGCAGTTCGATAATGACGTCCTCCTGAGCGACGAATATTACAACGAATTTATAGGTTGTAAGATACACTCCAAACATATCAAGAAATAACTAACAATTTTTTCTTTACTTCTTGTAAGAATTATGATATAATTATCGTACACTTAAAGGAGTGAGAATATAATGCAAAAATACTATAGGGTTACTAACCTTTCATTATCCCCGTATATGGAAAATGGGGTTTACACTGAATATCAATTTTTGAACGACCCAAACTTTCATCTTTGGGATGGGATAGAATATAAAGAAATAACCAAAGAAGAATATAAAATGGAATCTCATAAAGTTATAGAATGGGAAAATAAAATAGCAAGGGAAATGACAAGGGAACTCGCTAAATGATATTGGTAGATTTCAGCGGTCTAGCGATCGCAACCATTGTAGTGAATAAAGTAGATGACGAAGACTTACTCAGGCACATGATCCTGAATAGTTTGCGTATGTACAGAAATTCTTATAAAGATAAATTTGGAGAACTCGTGTTATGTTGCGATGGCAAAAACAATTGGCGTCGTGGTTACTATCCTCAATATAAAGCAAACCGCAAGAAAAAACGTGAACAAGATACATTCGATTGGGCGAAGGCATTTGAGATCCTAACGAATGTTCGTGAAGAGATTCAAGAGAACTTTCCCTATAAAGTGGTTCAGGTTGACGAATGTGAGGCAGATGATATTATCGGCACACTATGCGAAAACACTCAAGAGTTTGGTCAATATGAAGATGTGATGATCATATCTGCAGACAAAGACTTTTTACAGTTGCAGCGTTTTCCTAATGTGAGACAGTATTCTCCTCTCTTAAAGAAAGAATACAAAGAAGAAACTCCGCTTGTTAGTTTGATGGAAAAGATCATGAAAGGCGACGCTGGTGACGGTGTTCCTAACATATTATCAGACGACGATGTGTTTGTGGAAGGTCGTAGACAAATTCCGCTAAGTAAGAAAAAGAAAGAAGCAATCAAAGAAGATCTAGCAGAAGGTGAATTACTGTATGCTGCATCTTGGTATCGTAATTATCAACGAAATGAGACTTTAATCGACCTGAGTAAAACCCCTCAGAGATTAAAAGATCAAATATTAGATGTGTTTAATTCACAAGATCCTTGGCACAATAAGGGTTTAGTGTTTCCATATCTTATAAATAAAAATATGAAAATGTTGATTGAATCAGTAGAGGAATTTATAAACTGATGGCAAAATATGTTTATGAAGTTTTAGAAGAAGCATCTAAAGCAAAGAAGAAAGAGGATAAAATCAATGTCCTCAAACAAAACGAATCATGGGCACTTAAAGATATTCTTCGAGGGTCTATTGATGAAAACATCAAATGGAATATGCCTCCTGGAGAACCACCCTATACACCAGCAGAAGCACACAATCACCCAGCAAATTTGCTGAGGGAGAATGTGAAATTCTCATACTTTGCTGTGGGCGGTAAAGGTAAGGATCTTCCAAAATTTAAACGAGAAAGACTGTTTATCGGACTGTTAGAGGGTGTTCATCCTAAGGATGCCGAACTTGTCTTAGATATGATAAACAAAAAAGCACCTAAAGGAGTCACGCGAAAACTTGTTGATGAAACCTTCCCAGGATTATTATCAGATAACAAATAGTCTAACTCACATCTTAACAACTTCAACACAAATCAAAGTGTGCGCCAATTGCGTACGCTTTTTTTTATTAGGAACAGAAATGACATACAATCAAATCGAACGCTTAAAAAAAGACACTGAAGAACTTAGCATCTATGCAAAAAAACTCTTTAAGAAGGGGGATACACCCAGAGCGGAAAAGATTTTAAAAAAACGAGAGTTCATACTTCGAACGATAGAGATGTCAGCATAAATTTTCACAAAAAACAAAGATAATCCTTTACGAACGCTTGACACTGTGATATAATTACATTGTAATTGTTGAGGCAGTGGAGTATCCATATTATGAACATATTTTTCTTGAATGAGTGTCCTGAAGTATCTGCACAAATGATGTGCGACAAACACGTTCCTAAAATGATCGTGGAGAGTGGTCAGATGCTCTCTACGGTGCATCGTATGCTCGATGGTAAACTAACTAAGAAACCATCAGTTTCTGGTAAAACCATGATTCGATACTGGGATTTATACGAGGGGCAAGATGACCTCGAAGCAGAGTTGCTATTCTATAAGGCAGTTCATACAGGACACCCTTGTGTAGTTTGGACTATGCAAAGTGCAGATAACTATAGATGGCACTGGAACCATATGAAAGCACTTTGCGATGAATATACATATAGATTTAGTACAGAGAAAGAACCATACAAAACTACAAAGACTCAGAGAGAATTGCTTTGGCCACTTCAGGGAATACCGAGAAACATCCCTAATATCGGATTGACCCAGTTTCCAACAGCGATGAAAAAGTTTCCTGATTGTATTGTAGAGAATGATCCGATTAAGTCGTATCAAAATTATTATCACGCAGCGAAACCTTTTGCAAAATGGGAAAAAGGTCGTCCTGCTCCAACTTGGTGGAAAGGATATCAAGGTGCCAGTTTACACGCTTAAACGTATTTCTACAGATGAAGAATGGGATGTTAATGTTCCATTTGATGATCTTGCTAGAATGTTAGAAGATGATGATATTATCAAAGTTTTGTCTACTCCAGGATTTAGTACAGATGGTGGAAGAGGAACTTTATCACGTGCAGGTTCTGATTGGAGACAGCATTTAGATAGAATTAAAAAGGGTGCAGGTAGAAATAACACAATAAAATCATGAGGCGTGGGAAGAAAAAAAGCAAATCCGAATATATAAAAATTCGGATTGTGCAACTAAGAGAAGACATCGATAAAGCAAGTGATCCTATGGATAGAAAATGGTATTGGAGATTGATCCAAGAACTAAAGTGGGTAGAAGAACATGACTAATAAATCAAAAGCAATTTACGAAGATCTTTTTGAATTTGAACCACAAACTAAAAATCAAGAACTTGCATATAAAGCATGGGACGATGGTGATAATCTAGTTCTTGCTGGATCAGCAGGTACAGGTAAAACGTTTGTTGCAATGTACCTTGCACTCGAGAGCATTTTAGATAAAGTTCACCCCGAATACGATAAGGTCATTATTGTTCGTTCAGTAGTCCCTACAAGAGATATGGGATACCTGCCTGGAACAGTAGAAGAAAAGAAAGAAGTTTTCGAAACACCTTATAAAGCAATTTGCCAGCAATTATTTGGCGAAAATGCGGCATATAATAAACTGATAAATAGTCATCAGTTGGAGTTTACAACCACTTCTTTTATCAGAGGGTTGACTATCGATAATGCAATTATCATCGTTGATGAAATGCAAAACTTAAACTTCCATGAACTTGATTCTGTTATCACACGAGTTGGAGAAAATTGCAGAATCATACTGAGCGGAGACTACCACCAATCTGATTTCAAAGATGAATCAGAACGTGGTGGAATTCAAAGATTCTTACGGATCATAGAACAACTGAAGAATTTCAGTGTGATCACATACGGTTGGCAAGATATCGTAAGATCAGATTTCCTTCGTGATTATATCATGACAAAGGAAATGTTAGGAATGAAATGATGTTTAAAAAACTTTTGAAAGAACTTATCAAAGATAAAATATTCTTAGCAGCATTATTTATCTTTATATCATCCACATACATTGCTGTGTACGCTCAAGAAAGAACAACAAACTTTTATGGCAAACCAGTTATGTGCACACCGCTAGAACAAGCGATGGGAATGTGGGCACAAATTAAAAAAGATGATATGAAACCACTATTAGGATTTCGTGGTAATTCATTCTTAGATGATGGAAGAAAATTTGATGTAGATTATTTTATTCTATATGATGCAGACGAACAGCAAATTGTAGTTGTTGAACGCCAAGATAATGGATTTCAATGCCTTATTGCTGGCGGCACAGGAAACGTTACATTTGATCCAGAAAAGTTAAATGATTTGATTGGTTGGGATGATATTCCATGAAATGGTTTATTCTCGTAATTATGTTCAATGCCCCGACAACAGTCGGCACTGACATATTCGCATTTACGACTTATCCCTTTCCGGACGAGTGGTCATGTAGAGGTTTTCTAAATAAGAATAAACAACTGGCAATAAACCTTGCCTCACAAGAATATGATGGCAGACCAGTAAAAAGTGTGGTTTGCGTTGATGAAGTACAATTGTTGGAAGTGATAAACGATGGTGAAGAAGTTTGAACATGAAAAGATTGATCTTGGATATGATGATTTGGTTGCGAATACAGGCAAGAGTGGTCGCTTATATACTGCTCCTGATGGTCATAAGTATCCTAGCGTTACAACAGTTTTAAGTATTATCAATGAAGATTCTATCAGGAAATGGCGAGAGAGAGTCGGGGATGATGTTGCTAATCAAGTTGGTCATCGCGCATCTAATCGTGGGACTGCTGTACATTCCATTGTTGAAAAGTATTTACTGAACGAGGACACAACAGACTTTCTCCCTCATATCAGACAAAGTTTGAAAAATCTTGCACCGATCTTAGATGAAGGGATTGGTCGTATCTTTGGTCTTGAAGTTGCTTTATATTCAAAACATCTAGGACTTGCTGGACGTTGTGATTGTGTAGCAGAATGGAATGGTGTACCATCTATTATAGATTTCAAGACCTCAAGATGGCCAAAGACTAAAGATAAAATTTCAAATTATTTTGCTCAGGCATCTGCATACGCAATCATGTATGAAGAACGAACAGGTATGCCCATTCCAAACACAGTTATCGTTATGGATGTTGACAATGAGCGACCTTGCGTATTTACTGAGCATAGAGATAATTACACAAAACTTTTGACAGATACCATCCAAGAATACAATCGAAGAAAAATGTTTCATTCGTGAAGAAAATCCTTTACTTCTTGTAAGATATGTGATATAATCATTGTATAATAGAGATGAGGAGTTTTATATGATTTATTTGGATATGGATGGCGTGATTGCCGATTTTTTCAGTGAAGTCGCTAGACGTTTTGATGTTACGCATTGGAAGTCTATTCAAGATAAAGAAGTAAGGTTTGCTGAACTAGCAAACACTGATTTCTTTGACACACTTCCCTGTTTCTTCGATGATGATAAATCTAACCGTTCTTCTAAAATCGTTACCTATGTCAAAATGGCAGCATGGGAAAATGATATCAAGTGGGGTATCTGTTCTTCTCCGATGAGGGGTGATACGATGAACTCCGCTTGGCATAAAAGAAACTGGTTGATTCGAATGGGTTTCATGCCTGAGGTTGAGGATTGTATCTTCACATCTAATAAGCATAAATATGCTTTCTCAAAGATGGACTCACGTCCTAACATCCTTATTGACGATAAACCTGAAAACATCATGCGTTTCAATAATGCAGGTGGCATCGGTATTCGCTTTCAAGCGGATCAAGATGATTTAGAATATCTGTTCAGTGAGATACGACAAGCACTTGAAAAAAGGAAATACTGAATGTCAACATCTTTTATGGAAAATTTAAGACATCGCGAGTTGTTCGAAGAGTTGACTCGAGGATTTCAGATGGATAAAGGATCCTGTATAGATACTGTAGATTGGTTTATTGAAAACGGTCACAGATCGAATTCACTTCGTAATGGTTTTTCAGATGCGATGGAAGTCGCAATAAAGATAAAGGATTACGCAAATGAATGCGCAGAAGCAACTAGAACCTGGATCGAAGTATGATCATTTCGATAAAGATGGCGATGGCGTCATTACTGATGAAGAGTTTGCATTAGAAAGAGAAATGATGCGTGCTGATAATGAAGATAAGAAAGAAGATCAAATCCGTCGTATGGCGTGGTTTGCTTTATGGGGATTATTAGTATATCCCGTCGGCATCGTCGTTGCTGATATTATCGGATATGATACCACAGGACAATTATTGGCAGATATTGCACCAACATATTTTGTTGCAATCTCAGCATTAGTTGGTGCTTTCTTTGGTGCACAAGCATACCAAAAGTCAAGGACAAACCCAAAAAAGTAAACGATGTGAAATGAAAAGATTGATATATCAGGTGTACACTGGTGCACCTTCTAAATTGTATGATTGGTGTACAGATTCCGTGATGAAATATTGTGAACGTCACGGAATCGACCACCGAATTCAAAAACACCCTATCATGAAAATCAAACCTGATGTCTTCGTGACTAATCGAAGCAAAGAGTCTTATGAGAAATATGGTGGGTTCCTCCCTATTTACGAAAAAGAAAATGCGTTTGATCATTGGGATACATACGATCAAATCTGTATTGTCGATGCAGACATTTGGATTCGACCAGATGCTCCAAACATTTTTGAAGAACTGAATGACGATACTGAATTCGCAGGTGTGCTTGAACGTGACCTTCCACTGCTCGATTGGTATAAACAAAAACTTGTAAATTACACTCGGATGCAATACCAACCGCTCAATAAGATTGATTGGCAATTCGGTAAAAGTGGTGGTCGTTTTTATAACATGGGTCTTATGCTCATGGATAAAAAAATAGTGAAATATCTTCGTGGGGATAGCGGTAAAGAATTTATTCAGCGTGCTGAGTTTAAAGACTTTGTTGATGGACAGGGAGCATGGAAGTGGTCGACTGATCAAACTTTGTTGAACTATTGGGTTCGAAAAGAGAATATGGTTGAGCAACCACTCTCATGGAAATATAATACATTGTACACTGCTATAGATAATAAGAATTTAAAGGACGCATATTTTGTGCACTTTTTCTTGAAAGACAAACTTCCCAATAAAGGTGAGAATGTCGAAGAACTTATGAGGATAGTGGATGTTTAATTTTCAATCACCACCTGGAGATATCGAAAGAAGAGATTATGCGGATGAGAAAAAAGCATGGGAGTTTTCGAAATCTCAACTTGTAAAGACTAGACATGCTCTTGATATTGGTGGGCATATGGGTGCAATGTCTCGTATGTTTGCTGAGCACTTCACACAAGTCTCTACATTTGAACCATCGTTTCATTATTGGACAGAATTAAATACTCGAGATCTTCCTAACGTTCGCGTGTATCCATATGGATTAGGTGATGAAGAAAAAACCGAGACCATGTACATAATGGAAAAAAAGACTGGCGGTTCCACTATTGTCCCTCATAAGGCAAGAGAAAAGTGGATGAAATTAGAAAGCACGAAAACAAGAACGATAGACATCAAGACGCTTGATAGTTTTGAATTCATCAATATCGACTTTATAAAAATCGATGTAGAGAGTTATGAGTATTTTGTTTTGAATGGAGCACTCGAAACTTTAACTAATAACTCTCCAGTGATTATGGTTGAGTTCTTAACGAAATATGAGCATCCAACAAAACCTTCCAAACATTCACACAGACTTCTAGATAGTTTGGGGTATAAACATATCAAAAGATTTGGTTATGATAATATTTACATTAGGAGAACATAATGTCTGAGTTGGGTGATTTATTCAATTTATTTCAAACTGATAAAACATCAAAGCATGGTTATGAAGAAGTTTATGAGAAATCATTTAAAAAACGCAGAGACCAAAAAATTAATATATTAGAAATTGGTGTTTACCAAGGTTCTAGTACGATGGCACTCCATAAGTATTTTCCAAATGCTAACTTATATGGTGCTGATGTTTTTGAACGGTTTACTATGGAAACGATCAAACCTTATAAATTTGATCGTTGCAAGTTTGTTAAAGCAGACTCTACGAGTGAAAACTTTGGTGAAAAAATTAAAGAAGCATTCGGTGAGGATATCAAGTTTGATTACATCATAGATGATGGTAAACACACCCCACTAGCAAATATGCTAACCTTTACACAAGCGAGTCCTTTTTTAGCAGATGGTGGTGAATATTTCATCGAAGATGTCTGGCCACTTCATATCATGTATGGTGATGAACTAGACCATTATTGGTTGCGTGCAAAACCTGAGGTCTATAATTCAGCAGTGAATAATGAATTCTTGACTACTCTTGAGATGTCAGATCTTAAAATCGTAAAGTTTGATCTTCGTAAAAAATCCGGAGAACCTGATTCTTATATTATAAGGTTGAAAAAGTGAAAGCGCAAATTGTTTATGTTAAAGGGCACGAAGGTTCCGAAAAACAAGCAAACGCTGCTTACAAATCAGCGTGGAAGAATGGATTAAAACCTGAACTTGTAGAAGGATTTACAAAAAACACAATTCATGTTCAGCGTAATATAATTCAAGAGAGCAGACTCCATAATTTTAAAAAAGAAAATGCTAATAGGTTTTTAACAAAATGTGCATGCGCTCATAACCATATCAAATTTTGGGAAAGGGTCGTCAAACAAAACGAAACAATGATATTTCTCGAACATGATGCAGTAGTCACTATGCCATGGGCAGACTATGAGTTCGATGAATATCTTATTTTAAACGGTGAGTTTGTATTTCGACCACCAAATAAACTTGCTCTTCAACAATACAAAAATTTTGAATGGTCTGGGTTTGGAGTCACGGATCTTCCTGACGATTATCCTTTAAAATATTACAGGGAAAATTCTTGGAAAGATTCTGATATGGCACCAGGAACAGGTGCTTATGCATTAACACCGAAGGGAGCAAAGAGGTTGCTTTCCGCTGTAGATGTATATGGTTTCGATCAAAGTGACTTTATGATTAACTCATACAATGTTAATATTCAAGTCGTACTCCCATCACCTGTTAAATTCGCTGAAGTTAATCTTAGCACGTCATACGGAACATGATTACATTAGATGTTTTACAACGCCCAAAACCTTTGGGTGATCAATTAGATGCAGTTTTTCTTGGATGCATGATAAGTGTCATCAACAGAGAACCTGTTAATATCTACTCTCCAGATTCTCCTCTACTAGATTATTTTAAGAATTTTATCGGTTGGGGTTATGTTCATGTAAATCGACCCATCAGTGGCACAGTTATAGAATACAGTAACACTAAAGATCAAAAATTTTATAGCGATTGCTCAAAACAATTTGAAAAGATTCCACCTGCATTAAATATTCCAAAAACAAAAATACCATTGCCTGAGAAATATATCACCACGCAATGGGACGCAAAACAAAAGTATCGAAAACTTGAACCGCATCGTATCGGTAAAATCCAGCATTACTATCAGGATCTTGGATATGAATTAATTGATGTCGGAAACGGAAAAATGCCTTTGGATGATACTATAGCAATAATGGCAGGTGCTGATTATCATATTGGCGCAGACTCGGGCATGATGCATATTGCTAAGTTTTTGATGTCAATAGAAAAGATTCATGTTTACATTAACATCAGAAACAGGTATAATGATGTCAGATTTCCGGATGACTGGAACGTTGCTTTTATGGCAAGGGAAATATTCCGGAGAGGTGCAAAAATGAATTATTGTGAAACTCCATCACAAGGTGAAATAGAATATTTTGCGAGGACAGAGTTGTGGGATTAGGTGATGATGTTATATTTCTAGGAAAAGCAGAGGAAATATACAAAGAGACTGGAAAAAAGATTACACCTCTATATGGTTCTGGGTGGAGTCCTTTATATAAAAACGTTGAGTTCCTAGTTAAAGATGGCGGATTAACAGTCAATGCGCGAGACACCTCCCGCAATTCTGACCGTCATGTAGATTATTATGTTAAAGGAAAAGAGAAAACCATATTAGGTGAAAAAATGGTATGGAATGATTTCAAACCAACACCATTTAGAATCAGGTTAAGTAAAGAAGAAAAGTCGTGGGCAAAAAATGCCATGAGAGAACTTAGAATCCCAGAGAGTTTTTTCTTGATAAATCCCGATTACAAATCTACATTTTTTTCAGAGAATAAAAACTGGGGATTTAAAAAGTGGCAAGAACTTACTGATAAACTTTCAAAGCATATTCCAATTGTGAGAATTCACCCTGGAAATAATTATAGAGAACCTGATCTAAAAAATGCGCTGAACACTCAAATCACTGATATCCGAAGATCAGTTTCTGTTATGGCGCATGCGAAGGGTGGTGCGTCTTATGATGGATTGCTTATGCATATCTTTGCTGGTTTTGAGATACCAATGACAGTGATTCAGGGTGGGTTAATTATGCCTCGTCAAATGTCTTATGATATCCATAAACACATAGGATATGATCACCCTCAAACACCATGCGGAGCAACATACAGTTGCCCACATTGCCTCGAAGCAAACGAATACATAAGTGTTGATATGGTGTATGAAAAGTGTTTGGAGATGCTAAAATGAAAACGTTGGTTGTACAGGTTCAAGTGGGGAACACTGCTGCATATGTTTACGACAGCATTCCTGATGCAAAAGAAAGTGCAAAATTGTTTCGTGATATTTGTATCCCTAGTGTTAAACGTTATGCAGAAAAACACGATTACGATTACAAAATGATTACCGAGTATCCTGAAGATTTTGACATCACATATTTCAATAGAAATACAAAGTCAAAAGATCATGATTATTCGGGTGGTGGTAAAAACAAATGCTCAACTTTGATTCGATATTTAAATATGGGGATAGAAGGGTATGACAGGATTGTTTCTTTAGATTGTGATGTTTGGATACCTGATCACGCTTCACCAGTTCCTGAGGTCAAAGGTCACGCTGGTTGTGTTGATCTAGGGAAACCATGGGCAGAGTTTAGAAGTAAATATAAACTTCCCCATGATAAATTTATCAACGGTGGAGTTCAAATCGTTGATGGACCAACAGGTTCTAAAATATGTAAATTTGTTCAAAAGAAAATTATAAACAGAGACCTACCAATGATTCATACTGATCAAGCATATATGAATGAATGGCGTTCTCTGAATCCTGATAAATCTTTTGTTCTTGATGAGAGTTGGAATTATATGACTGGTGTATATGTGAGAACAGATGATTACTCTAATGTGAATTTTGTCCATTTTGCTGGCGGTAATGGTAGAGGGATATTCCTCGATCAAGTGAAAAGAGGAGTGGTGAAATGAAAGCATTTGCTATCGTAGTTAAAGGTGTAGAAACATCCGAAACAGGTTTTAAAAATTTAGAGAGATCTTCTAAGAAAGTCAAGAACGATTTTAAAGTAGAAAGGTTTGAAGCGACAACACCTGAGTTTGCAAACGTATCTTTGGCAGGTAATGGTATCAAGTGGACATATCCTTGGGAAGGTGAGAAAATTGATATTGCTTCGGGGATGACTTTGAAATCATACCCAACAGCGTATAAAGAACGTCGTATTGCTTGTTTCATGAGTCACTTTAGATTGTGGCATGAATGTATCAAACGTGATGAACCCATTCTTGTACTCGAACATGATTCTTTGTTCTTACAGAAATTAAATTATGATTATATCCTTGAATCTAAATTCGACATCATTGGTATCAATAACCCCTTAATGGCGACACGTAAAGCAAAACTGTTTCACGATATGATAAAAGAACACCCTCAAGAGATTCAGCAGGTTCCGGATATTGATGAGTTCAATGTTCCGCAAGGTCTTGCTGGAAACAGTGCCTATATAATAAAACCTGATGGAGCAAAAAATGTTCTTGATGCGGCAAAACGATTTGGCGGATGGCCAAATGATGCACTAATGTGTAAACAAATTATTCCTAAAATGGGAGTCACTCGAACCTTTTACACTAAGGTTCAAGGATTACCGTCTACGACGACAGGATAAGATATGAATTATGAAGCATATGTGATTGCTATTGAAGATCACGAACAGTCTCAAAATGCAGCAAATAAATGCATCAGATCCGCAAAGAGGTGGGGAGAGATTGATGTACAAAAATTTAAAGCAGTGACACCAGCAGATCGCCCAAGGGAAATGATGATGGGTATGAACATGAACATTGACATGTTTGAAGAGAAATACTCAAGACTCTACAATGTTTTAGCAGCGTTTATGTCGCATTATAAAATTTGGGAGATGTGTGCATTTTCAGGAATACCAACAGTTGTGTTTGAACATGATGCTATTGTCACTGGTAAGATTCCTATTGATGTAAATTTCATGAAAGTGATGACTTTCTCAAGACCTTCGTATGGTGGGTTTGAGATACCAAACTTCATAGGTGTCGGAAACTTATCACAAAAAGAATATTTCGGTGGTGCCCATGGATACATAATCAAACCAGAGGGTGCATTTGCATTAATGGAAACCGCGAGAGAACGAGCAAGACCTACTGATCTATTTTTAAATAGACATTACTTCCCGTGGATTCAAGAATATTCTCCATGGGTTTGTGAGGCAAGAGACACATTCAGTACAATACAAAACACTGAGGGATGTGTTGCAAAACATAATTACAATAATGAATATGAGATTTTAAATGCTTAAAGTAAATGATGTTGTTACAATTCAATTAATTAATGGTGCTGAGATAATCGGTAAATTTCA